ATTAAACAGCTTGATGCTAGTGCTGCTAAAGACATGGCAGATGCTCAAAAGACCATGGTTGAGGCTCAATTAGCCCCACAAGAGGTAGAAGCCAAGGTTTTATCTGCTGTTTCTCGTAATTTACCAAGTCAAGACGATGAAGCCAACAGAGAATTTGATAGAAGGGTAAAAATTGCTGATTTGATGCTAAAAGAAGCAGATATTAAGAACAAATCGAAGATTGTAGAGTTGCAAATGTCTGAAAAAGCTGCTACAATAGGGAAGACAGAAGAAGATTTTCTTAATAACCTGACAGAGAAACTCTCAAGCAATGGCTAATATTAAAGAATACATTAAAAAAGTAATGGACGGCACTGTTTCTTTAGAGGAACAGCAAGCCGCCTTAGCTCAGGTTGAGAAAACCATCGTTGAGGCAAAACAACGCCGAGATGAGTCTGTTGGTCAAAAGGCAGACATGGTTGTACAAGCCTTAAAAACCATTGAGGCTAAGTTAGAAGCTAAGTTAGCAGAACTGAACAACACTCCTGCGATGCAAGGTGTTCAAGGTCCTACTGGTAAAGCAGGTAAAGACGGAGTAGACGGTAAAGACGGTCTGAATGGTGTTAGCGGCAAAGATGGTAAAGATGGCAAAGACGGAGTTGATGGTAAAGACGGTATCTCCGTTGTTGACGCTAAGATTGACTTCGATGGTTCGTTAGTTGTTTACTTATCGAATGGTGCTGAGATTGATTGCGGTCAGATTCTGTCACCAGATGTTGCTCAAAACATTATCATCAACAGCGGTGGCTCTGGAACATCACAGTCTGTTACCGATACACTAGCTAGTTTACAGACTCAAATCAACACTTTAACTGGTATCGACGGCACACTCGGCACTATGGCACAGCAGGATGCCAACGCAGTAGCCATCACAGGCGGCACAATCAATGGCACTACTATCGGTGCTACTACCCCATCTACTGTAAACGCTACTACGATTACAGGACAGACAGGAGTATTAAAAGGTACGGGTAGTAATTTAGTTTTTTATAGTCAAGACTTTACACACACATCTTGGATTAAAGGTCAAATTACTGCAACAGCCACAGGAGCAACAGCACCTGACGGTACAACAACATCAATAAGACTGTTAGAAACACTAACTTCTGCTACACATAACCTGAGTTTATCATCTGTAATAACTTCTGCATCAGGAAGCAACTATACGCTTTCTGTATATGCCAAAGCTAACGGTAGAAATTATGTTGGTTTATACGAAATTTATAGTGGAAAAGGTAAATTCTTTAATATTACTGCTGGAGGTGGTGGTAGTGTACTAGGTAATTTGGTTGCTGCTCCAGTATCTGCTGCATTGACTTATGTAGGAAATGACTGGTACAGAATTTCAATGGTCATCACTGCCAGCAGTTCTTTGAATCTGGCTTTGTATCTTAGTACAGACGGAACAACATTTAACTACACGGGCAATACGTCTTTAGGTATTCAGCTTTGGGGTGCTCAAGTAGAGATAGGTAGTACATTAAACACTTACATCCCCACAACCACTACAGCAGTCTACGGAACTCCTACCCTATCCTTTAGTGGAGTATCTACTATTGGACTAGAGTCTAATGGTGCTTTATTTGTACAACCAGCAGGAACAGGCGCATTACAAGCACAAGCTACTACATCTACTACAGCAGGTGGTAATGCTAGGGGTGCTAATGCTGTTGATTGGCAGACAAACCGAAGTGCGGCTGGCGGTGTTGCAAGTGGATTTGGTGCAATTATTGGCGGTGGCACAGGTAATTCCGCATCAGCAACTTATGGAAATGTTCTAGGTGGAACGCAAAATTCAGCTAGTGGTTCATATTCACTAATTGCTGGCGGCATTGGAAATACAGTAACAAGTAGTAATGCCAACTCTTTTGGGTTTGTTGGCGGTGGATATGCCAATACATCAGGTGGAGTGTTTAACTTTATTGGCGGTGGATATACCAATAGTGGAACTTCTGCATCTGCGGTAACCACGCAGTCAGGCACTATGAACGCTACGACTGCGGTTACATTGTCAGGGTCAAACGCAAACATTAAAGTAGGGCAATTAATTACTGGTACAAGTATTAACAACTTTCCAAACACCTATGTAGCCGCCATATCAGGAACAAGCCTTACCCTTTCACAAGCCGCATCAGGTTCATCTACAAGCACTCTATCTTTCTTTACTCCTCATGGAGTAGTAGTAGGCGGTGGTAATAACCAAGCTACAGGTAGTTATTCATTTATCGGTGGTGGTGGTGATGCTGGTACTGCGGGGCAACGAAATATTGCCTCAGGGGATTGGGGTTCTGTTGTAGGCGGCTTATCAAATATCGCTGCTGGTAATTTTTCTGTTGTAAGTGGCGGGCAGTCTAACCAAGTTCAATCAGGTGCAACTTGGTCTACTGTAGTAGGTGGCTCTAATTGTTCTATTGGAACAAACTCATCAGCAGGAGTTGCTGGCGGTAATGCTTGTTCTATTCCAACAAATACATTTAATGCAATTGCATTAGGTGGTAGACAAAATACTGCTACAGGCTCTTATAGCGCAGTAATTGGTGGAAACAGAGGAACATCGAGGGCAATATTAGGAAATGCTGTTTTTTCTTCTTGCGTTTTTCCTATTGCCGATGCCGTTGGGGTATCTCAATCTGCTTTACTTATAATTGCTAAACAAACCACAGATGCTACTGCTACAGCTTTAACTTCTGATGGCAATGCCGCTGGTTCTACAAACCAAGTAATACTACCTAACAACTCTGCTTACTTCTTTAGAGGTGAAGTTATCTCAGGAGTTACTGGCGGTGGTAACACTAAAGGCTGGACTATCGAAGGTGTAATTAAACGAGGTGCTAATGCTGCGGCTACTACTCTTGTTGGAACACCTACGGTAACTTCAACATACGGTGATGCTGGGGCTTCTGCTTGGACTATCGCAGTAACAGCAGATACGACCAATGGTGGTTTAAGAGTTACTTTTACAGGACAGGCTAGTACGACTATTCGTACAGTTTGCCAAATCCGTACAACCGAAATGACTTACTAAGGAGATTTACATGGCACTAAAACTAGCAGTTGAAACCCAATTTGGCGTACCAGCCCCCGAAGCCTACGCACGAATCACCAACTTCTTTGGCACAAAAGACCAAATCCAAGTTCAAGTTGCAATCTATTACAACGAAGATGCACGTCATGGCAACATGGCTACCGTCAAAGAAAACGCACATTACATTGCTATGGAAGACTTACAAGGCGATTTAATCCCTGCAATTTACGCTGTATTAAAGACTTTTAGCGATTATGCTGGCGCAGAGGACGCTTAAATAGTTTAAAAACTACTTGACTTTTGAGTAAAACTGTGGTAGAATTACGACATAATTGTAAGTGAGTACTTACTTCTCCTTAAAGGATAAAGAAGATGTTAGACAAGAAGCTACAGAGCTATTACGAAAACCGCTTTTCAATGATGGCAACTGACGGGTGGCAAGATTTAATGGAAGATGCACAGAATATGTTCAATTCGTTGAACCATGTGCTATCAATCCAGAGTGAAGCGGATTTAATGGTAAAGAAGGGACAACTGGACTTGCTTCAGTGGCTCATTACCCTTAAACCTGCTTCAGAACAGGCTTACGAGTCTCTCATTAACGACTCTGCGGGAGCAGCTCAGAATGAGTAGACGGTTATACGATTTTAAATGCAGTGAAGAACATATTACAGAAGGTTACGTTGATTATGAGACAACAACAATCTCCTGTGGTTGTGGGAATGTAGCTAATCGAATTATCTCACCAGTGAGAATTAGTTTAGATGGTACAGACCCAAACTTTGTGGCTGCCTACGATAGATGGGCGAAAAGGCACGAAGACAAGCAGAAGCAAGAAGCAAAGCAAAACGCCTAAGATACCTTTATCGGGAGATAAAGCCTTAGATTACAAATCCTAAAATCACTTGATTCGGTGACAGGAGACTTTAAATGGCAGCAAACTTTATTGAACAAGACGAACTGTTTAACAGTAACGAGCAAGAAGAAGTACAAGATATTACAACCCCAGTACCTGACAGCACTACTGCAGGACAAACTGAAACAGCTAATGTCAGTGAACAAATAGAAGAATTACCAGAGAAGTATCGTGGTAAGTCCGCTAGTGATATTGCTAAGATGCACCAAGAGGCTGAAAAGCTAATTGGACGACAAGCAAACGAGGTTCACGAAGTACGAAGTCTTGCAGACCAACTGTTAAAACAGCAACTCGATTCTAACGCTAAAGCTAAACCGCCGATTGAAGAATCGCTTGAAGAAGACTTTTTTGTCGACCCAGCTAGTGCAGTCAACAGACAAGTAGAAAAGCATCCTGCAGTTCTTGAAGCAAGACAAGCAGCTTTAGAAATGAGGAAGATGAAGACGGCACAACAATTGTCGTCTAAACATCCTGATTTTGCAACCCTCGCACAAGATGCAGGTTTTCAAGATTGGGTTAAATCTTCCAAAGTTCGTTTAAATCTGTTTGCTAAAGCTGACGCTGAATATGACTTTGAATCCGCTGATGAATTGTTAAGTACCTACAAGGAACTCAAACAAATCAGACAGCAAAATCAAGTACAACAAACAGCAGCAGTAGAAAGCAAAGCTCAAGAACAGGCAATGAAGGCAGCTACAGTCGATGTTGGTGGTGCTGGCGAAACCAGCAGAAAAGTATATCGTAGAGCAGACCTTATTAAACTGAGAATGACAGACCCTGACCGTTATATGCAAATGTCTGATGAAATCATGCAAGCATACAGCGAAGGGCGAGTTAAGTAATTTTAGAATTTCTAATTAAAGGAAAAATATCATGGCAGCAGTAACATACCCCGGCGGTAGTACATCTATCGTAAACAAAACCGCAGCAGACAAGTTCATTCCAGAAATATGGTCTGACGAAGTTATCGCTGCTTACAAATCCAATCTCGTATTGGCTAACCTTGTTCGCAAAATGTCTTTCAAAGGCAAAAAAGGCGACACTCTTCATATTCCTAAGCCAACTCGTGGTGTAGCTACTGCTAAAGCCGCTAACACTGCAGTAACTATTCAAGCGAATACAGAGAGCGAAGTACAAGTTTTAATCGACCAACATTTCGAGTACTCACGTTTCATTGAGGACATCGTTGAAGTTCAAGCATTGTCTTCACTGCGTTCTTTCTACACAGAAGACGCTGGCTATGCTTTAGCTAAGAAAGTGGATGACTTGTTAATCGCTGGCGGTAAGTCTTATGGCGATGGCGATGCGTCTGATTGGGTACACAGCAATGCGTACTTCATCGATGCAAGCACAGGTTTGACACTGTACGCTCTCGACACTGTAACCACCTCTGACTTGTTCACCGATGCTGGTTTCCGTAAGCTAATCCAGTTGATGGATGACGCTGACGTACCAATGGATGGTCGTAAGTTTGCGATTCCTCCTTCACTGCGTAATGCAATCATGGGTATTGACCGTTACAACTCTAGCGACTTCGTTGATGGTCGTGGTGTTAACAATGGTCAAATCGGTAAGTTGTATGGTATTGACATCTATGTGTCAAGCAATATGCCAACTATCGAAACAGCCGCTGAGAACACTGCTGGTGATGCAATCAAAGCTGCACTCTTGTTCCACACAGACACAACAGTGTTTGCAGAGCAAGTTGGTGTTCGCTCACAAGTACAGTACAAGCAAGAGTATCTGTCTACACTTTACACTGCTGACACATTGTTCGGCACTAAAGTTGTACGTCCAGAAGCTGGCTTCGTATTGGCTGTAAACGCCTAAGTAGTAAAAACTCAGGACAGCCCTTCGGGGCTGTCTTGTTTAAGGACATTTATAAGTGTCTTTAAATAAGACAAAGGACAAGTATGCCAACTACAGTTAAATTAAAAAATAGTGTAACTTCAACCAATGTTCCTAGCTCTTTGGTTCAAGGCGAAGTTGCTGTTAACGTAACAGACAAAAAAGTATGGGTCGGTAACGCAGCTTCTTCTCCAGTTCAAATTCTTGGTGCAGGTGCTACAATAGCTGGTACAACATTGACCATGACTGGTGATGGGTCTTTTAATGGCACTGGTCAAGTGAAAGTTCCGGCAGGAACTACAGGACAACGTAGTGACTCTCCTGCAGCAGGTATGATTCGTTACAATTCCACGACTGGTGGATTTGAGGGTTACACAACTGCATGGGGTTCTATCGGTGGTGGCGCTACTGGTGCTGGTGGCGATACAGTATTCCAAGAAAACTCTAGGACTGTAACTACTAGCTACACACTCACCTCTGGCAAGTCTGCATCTTGTGTAGGTCCTATCACAATAAATAGCGGTGCAACTTTAACTATTCCATCTGGCGAAAGATTGGTGATTCTATGAGTCTTGTACTTCAATCAAGCGGTGGCGGTCAAATCACCATTCAAGAACCTGCAACTGCTAGTAACTTTACGCAGACATTACCTGCTGCTACTGGTACTGTAGCTTTAACTAGCAATGTTGGTTTAAGTTTAAATTTACTCAACACAACTTCTTTTTCTGCGGCATCTTCTGTAACTGTTGATAGTGTATTTTCTTCAACCTACACAAATTATTTAATTATTGTTAATGAAACTGCTATATCAGGGAACTTTGATACCACATTACAATTTAGAACTGGCGGCTCAACTAATTCAACTTCAAATTACAATTTTTTTGGTGCTTATTTTGATGGTTCAACTAATGCGTTTTCAAGTACAAGTGCATCATCTATGAATGTAGGTAATTCCATTTCAAGACCAAATACTTACTATATTTGGGTATCACAACCATTTCAATCAGTTAATACTCAAGTGGAATCAAAATCTGTTGGTGGTACTAGATATAGAATTACAGGCGGTGACTTTGCAACAACTACTTCTTTTGATGGCTTTGTTTTAACTTGTTCATCTAATAACCATACTGGTTCACTTAAAATTTACGGATTGAGTTAATTATGACAATTTACATAAATGTTAATGGTGTTGATATAGAAGCTACTGGTTCTCAATTACAAGAACTTTTAGCTACTCAATCTGCCGCACAATCCAATATAGTTGAACAAGAAGCTAAAATACAAATTAAACAATCAGCAGTATCTAAACTAACTGCGCTTGGTTTAACTGAAGATGAAGTTAAAGCATTGTTGGGAGTTGCACAATGAGTACACTTAATGTAAACAAAATAGCTGATGCAAGCGGTGGAGTTCTAGCACCCATTAGTTCAGTCATGCGGAATCGCATCATAAACGGTGCGATGGTTATTGACCAAAGAAACGCTGGTGCTAGTGTTACAGCAGTTAATGCAGTTTATACATTAGACAGGTGGCAATCCGTTTCTTCTGCCGCATCTAAATTTAGTATTCAACAAAATGCAGGTGCAGTTACACCACCAGCAGGTTTTAGCAATTATCTTGGCGTTACATCATTGTCTGCGTATTCTGTTGGTGCAGGAGAAGTGTTTGCTATATACCAGCCAATAGAAGGGTTTAATACGGCAGACTTAGACCTTGGAAAAGCAACAGCTAAAACATTTACACTTAGTTTTTTTGTGCGCAGTTCTTTAACTGGAACTTTTGGTGGTTCATTAACTAATAGTGCCTACAATCGTTCATACCCATTCAGCTATACAATATCTGCCGCAAACACTTGGGAACAAAAATCAATTACTGTTGTTGGCGATACTGCTGGAACTTGGGTAGGGGCTACAAACGGAACAGGCTTAAATGTTCAATTTAGTTTAGGAACAGGCACAACCCTTAGTGGAACTGCTGGTGCATGGGCAGCTGCTAACTATCTTTCTGCCACAGGCGCAACATCCGTAGTCGGTACAAACGGTGCTACATGGTATGTAACTGGAGTTCAGCTAGAGGTAGGAAGTAGTGCTACTGGATTTGAATATAGACAGTATGGTACTGAGTTTGCTTTGTGTCAACGCTATCTACAAGTTTGGGGTGGTGCTTCTTCTCAAATGTTAGGAACTGCTTGGTCACCTTCAACTACAGCTACAGTCGTTTCAGCTTTAAGACCAGTAACAATGAGAACTTCTCCTACGCTTACATCTTCAACAGTAGGCGAT